AAAAACATATGCCGGAAAAGTCTAATCGAAGAGACGAAATTATCCCTGGAGATTACTCACACAAGGTTCGTTGGGCAACAGACCTTATAAACGAGAACCAGTTCACACAAGCTCGTTCTATTCTTCGGGATCTATTGAATGATGATCCTAACGATTTCTGGGTGCTACATTTACAGGCTTATTGTGAGCGTGAAGTGTCTTGTTATGGTCTTGCTTATCAACTTTGGATGAAGTCTCTTATAGAGGCTAGAAAGAACAAACAAGAACGATGGGAACTCTATAACAACATTGGTGAGTGTCTCCATTTTTTATGGAGACACCAGGAAGCATTGGGTTTTCTCCGAAAAGCGGTACAAATGAAGCCAGATGAACCAGATATCTGGAATAACATGGCTGTTTGTTATCTCTATATGGGTCAACCAGAATTGTGTGAACAAATGTGCGTAGAAGGTCTACGTATCAGTCCCAATCACATAGGTTGCATCGACAATTTATCAGTATCCCAACTCTTTCGTCGCAAATGGAAAGACGGATGGCACAACTATGAAGTGTCACTCGGTGGAATGTATCGTATGAAGTACGACTACAATTTTGTTGACGAAACTGGAAAGCCTCTTCCTAAGCCAACGTGGTGGGAAGGAGAATCCGGTGGTACATTGGTTATTTCTGGTGAACAGGGTCTTGGAGACGAGATTTTGTTTTGCTCAGCAATTCCAGACGTACAAGAGGGGGTAGATAATGTTATTATTGAATGCAATAGTAAGCTCGAAGGTCTTTTTGCTAGATCTTTTCCGAATGTAGAAGTTCATGGGAGTCGAGCCAACACTAGTTCTGTTTTTCGGCAGCAACCTACCAAGGCTACCTCGATGGCTAGTATGCTCCGATTTGTTCGGGGGCATGATAGTGACTTCCCTGGCAAACCATACCTCGTCCCTTGTCCTATCAGACGGAAACAATGGAAATCCAAGATCGGCAAGAAGAAGATTGGTATTGCGTGGACTGGTGGAGCACAACTTACAGGCAAGTCCTTACGTTGTATCCCCCTCATGGACTGGAAGCCCATAATTGAGGCATTTGACGCTCATTATATCTCGCTAGAATACAACGATGCTGAATTCGAAATTATCGAATCCGGTTTACCTGTCGTTCAATATCCGTGGGCAACGTTGACCAATGATTACGATGATACTGCTGCTTTGGTGGCTGAATTAGATCTTGTTATTTCTGTTACTACTTCTGTGGTTCATCTTGCTGGTGCTCTGGGAACAAAAACATGGTGCTTGGTCCCAAAATATCCGAATTGGAGATTCGGGCCACAACCAGAAGAAGATCGATTAATCTGGACAAAAGACGTACAATTGATTCGTCAGGGTGAGAACGAAACATGGCAACAGGTTATTCAACGTGTTGCAAAAAGACTGGAGAATTGGAAATGAAAACAATATTTGTAGGAAGTGATCCACGTTCTATGTTATCGGCTTGGGTTTGTATGAGCAGTATCACGAGGCACGCCAGAAAAACCGTGGCTTTAGTTCCGCTCATAGGGGAACAGACCTCGATCACTAGACGTGGGTTAACTTCCTTTACTTTTGCTCGATATGCTGCTCCGTATATGTGTGGATTTAAGGGTCAGAGCATCTTTATGGATTCTGATATTATTGTACGTGATAATATTCACAAGTTATTTGATCTAGCAGATCCAGAGGCAGCAGTTTCCGTTGTGATGAAGAATGAAGTATTTGAAAGACCAGCCGTCATGGTTTTCAACAACGAGCTTTGTAAAAAACTGAGTCCCGAATACATTAACAACGAGAAGAATGTTCTACAAGATTTTTCTTGGGCAAATAAGGTGGGTAAACTTCCACAGTCTTGGGGTTTCCTTGTGGACTATGACGAACCAACTCGTGAGGAACCAAGTTTGATACATTATACGTCAGGGACACCGGGGTTCTTGGAGTGTCGTAACGTGGATTATGCTGATTTGTGGTACGAAGAACGTGATCAAATGTTATCCACATGCTCCTGGTTGGAACTCATGGGTCGTTCGGTTCACACTCAACGAGTCACACAGAGAATGAAATGGAATGAATTCAACTATTTGAGTAACATATCATGAGAAATCTTATTTCTGAAGAATATAAGCAACAGATCACAGAATTACATAACACCGAAGAATCGTGGGGTGTAGCCAGTGTGCATTATGCACCAATCATCGGTGCCCTAATCAATAAATTGGTAATCACAAATGTCCTCGATTATGGTGCTGGAAAAGGTCGTCTCGGCTCCGCACTTCGTGAATACGTCGATCACAAGATCACCATGACCAAATATGACCCAGCAATCGAAGGCATTGACGAACCCCCAGATCCCTCTGAATTAGTCTGTTGCATAGATGTATTGGAACATATAGAACCAGAATTTCTTGAAGAAGTTTTGGATGATTTAGTTAGAGTTACTGAAAGGTTGGCTTTTGTGACGATTGGTTGTGGTCCGGCAAGGAGAATTCTTCCGGATGGGAGGAATGCTCACTTAATTATTCAGCCACCTTGGTGGTGGATGGATAAGTTATCATCCAGGTTTCACATTGGTCAATTTAGTGGTAATTTCAAATCGTTCATGGTGATGCTCAAGCCTAAATTATAAACAAACGACAATATTACTGCCGCAAAAGTTACAATGTCGAGAGTGGGTAAATACGTTAGAACCTGTTCGAACGGAATTTCCCGATGGCAATTGCAAATTTTAATGACCTCAAAGCCTCAATCGAGGATTGGCTTGACCGTGATGATCTTCTTGGTGTGGTAGAGGACTTTATTACTATTGCGGAAGCTAGAATTAATCGTGAGATCCGCACTAGAGATCTCATTGTGCGTTCTCAGGTCACGTTATCAACGTCTACACGTTATCTATGTCTTCCCAATGACTTCTTGGAACTGAAGAGGTTTAGCCTCAATACGAACCCTGTGTGTGCTCTCGAACAGGTATCGGCACATCTTCTGGCTGCTCGTTTCCTCCGACGTGGCTCTGGTAAACCGAGTTGTTATGCCATCCACGAGGAAATAGAGCTCGATGTGACTCCTGATAATGAGTATACAGCAGAGATGGTGTATTACAAGCGTGTTGATGCACTATCTAATGCCAATCCCACAAATACTATTCTTGAACGTCATCCCGATTTATATTTGTATTCAAGTTTGGCTGCTGCTGAGTCGTATGTTGCCAACGATGATCGAATTCAGTTGTGGGAGACATTATACGTCAAGGTCCGTGAGGATGTGAACAAAAATCATCGTTTGGGACAATATACGTCTGGTTCTGTGGCTGCTAATCCACAGATGCAGACTCCATAAGAACAATGCCAATTATTGAATTTGCAAATTATGAACCTGATAAGGTCGATTTGAGCAATGGGGTAAACGTTGCAACGAACGTTTTTCCTGGTGCTATTGGATTCAAAAAGGTTCCTTCTTATGCTGCATTTTCGGAGACAGTTGGTGCTCGTCCAATTGGTGCGATCACGGTTAAAGACTCAGATCGAAACGTTTTTAATTATGTCGGAACCACAAGCAAATTATTTCAGCTTTCTACTGGCTCAACTTGGATTGATTCTAGTGGTACAACCTTTACGACTGCTGATGGAGATCGTTGGGAATTTGTGCAATGGAAAAACAAGGTAATTGCAACCAACTTTGCTCAAACTCCAAGACAGATTACTATTGGTGGTTCTCTATTCAACATTCTAACAACAGCACTTCGTGCTCGGCACGTTGCGGTTGTTCGTAACTTCGTCGTATTTGCTAACACTTTCGACACTTCGGATGGCAATGTACCGTGGAGAGTTCGTTGGTCTGCCATTGATGACGAGACAGACTATACGGTATCACCCGTTACACTTTCAGACTTCCAGGATTTGAAAGGTAATGGTGGTCAGGTTACCAAAGTGGTCGGTGGCGAATTTGGTGTCATCTTCCAAGAACGTGCCATTTGGCGTATGTCTTTCGTGGGATCTCCTGCTGTATTCCAGTTCGATAATGTATTGCGTTCTCGTGGTACTCGTGCCTCAGGTTCAGTTGTTGCAGCAGGAGACAATATTTTTTTCTTGTCACAGGATGGATTCGAGATTTTGATTAATGGCACGGAGACTCGTGCAATTGGTTCCGGTCGTGTTGACAAGACATTCTTCGAAGAATTGGACGTTGATAACATTGATAGAATAGTTGGTGCTGCTGATATCAAAAATAATCGTGTTCTGTGGGCATATCCTGGTCCTGGTAATGTCGATGGTCGTCCGAACCGTGTGATTGTATATGATTGGTCATTTGATCGGTGGTCAATTATTGAGGATGATTTTCATCTGTTGGCACAGGCTGCCACGACCGGTGTCTCCCTGGACGATCTGGACAGCTTGGAAGTATCACAAGGGGGTGAGCAAACAACTAATGGCACTTTTGCTACTGATTCGGATTGGACCAAGGGGACCGGTTGGACAATTTCTGGTGGAACAGCAAAAAAGGCTCCTGGTACGGCATCCGATTTGGAACAAGCTGGTGTTGATATCACAGATGGGCAGTTTTACTATGTGGTTATCGATGTGTCTGATATAACTGCTGGTCAACTTGATGTAAAGCTAGCTGGTTATACGGCAAAATCCATTATATCTGATGCAATCTATATGTTCACAGGAAAAGCGGGGTCTGGGGGGAATTTAATCACGTTGTCTGCTGATTCATCTTTTGATGGTAAAGTGTCATCTATATCTGTGCTACAGACTAGCATCGATATTATGAACATATCTTTGGACTCTGATGATTTCGTCGGTGGTGCATTTCAGCTAGGAGCTTACAACGAGGACTTCAGACTAGGATTCTTCAATGGTGCAGCCATGGCTGCCACGATCACCACAATTGAGTCACAGTTGGTAAATGGTCGTCGTGCA